CAAGGCATACATAATGGAGGAAGTGGAAAATCAGTTGCGAGAAATTCGCGAAGAAGACGACGACGAAGATTAAGGCCTCGCTGTGGTGACCACATAATTTGGCATACCAAGCAACCATAACACTGACAAACCATAAAGACTGCTAAGAGTGCTGAGCTGTACGGCAGAGGGTTCTGTTTCGGCTTTTTCCATGCGGCAGTAAGTGGCTTGTCCAATGTGTAAAGACCTGGCAACATCTCTCTGAGAAAGGCCGCTATCTTCCCTGGCGTCTTTCATGCGTTGAGCCACCAATAAGCGGCGCTGATAATGGGGCATTCGCAAGGCATTGACGCTATCAACCAAAACCCTAGTCATCTGATTCATGCGTGGTTCAAGAATCATAACATGCACATTCTTTTGCGTTATTCTTAATGTATGAGCACTACTTGCTTTCGCTACGACGTAGCGCCAATTGATAAGTACGAGCTGACGCCAGAGGGCTATCTCCGGTGTTGGTCTACTATCGCCCGCACTGGTGTACAAATGTACACTGATTCGGACGGTTCAGTTCGGCGTGAATATCGTCCCGAAACTGAAGTGGCGTCTCCCGAAAGCTTGGCCTCATTTGCGGGCAAAGCAATCACTCTGGAACATCCACCAGTCCTTCTTGATAGCGCCAATACAAAGGACTATCAAATTGGCTTCAGTGGCACTGAAGTGGTTTATGACAATGGATTCGTCCGTGCCGTCATGACAATCACTGACCAAGATGCCATTGAACGCATTATGCGTGGCGATGCGAAAGAGGTTAGCGCTGGCTACAGAGTTAATTACGACTCTACGCCTGGCGTGACAGAAAGCGGTGAAAATTACGATGGTGTTCAAACAGGCATCTTCGGAAATCACATTGCCGTCGTTCGTCGTGGCCGCGCAGGCCCGCAGGTGAAGCTACATCTAGATCGCCTAGATGCTGCCGATCCTTCTCTAATTACTCCTATTGAGGAACCATCCGTGACTGCAAAAGTCAATTTCGATGGCGCCGAGTTTGAGGTGACCGAGAGCGTAGCTCTAGCCATCACCAAAGAACGAGAAGACGCCAAAATGTCCTACGAGGACATGAAGAAAATGTACGATGGCATGATGTCCAAAGCTTCCGAAATGAAGGAAGAAATGGATGCCATGCAGAAGGAAATGAAAGGTAAGTGCGACTCCGCCGAAGGGCGTGCCGATGCTCTTGCCGAAGAAGTGGAAAGCCTCAAGGCTGATCTTGAAGCTGCCAAGCAAGTGAATGTGGACAGCCTCGTTGATGAGCGCATTGCTCTCATTGACAAAGCTCGTCCTTCTCTTGATTCCGCTTTTGATTTCGCTGGCAAGTCTGTCCGTGAAATCATGGAAGCTTCCATCAAGGCCGTTCGTAGTGATGCTGATCTGTCGGATCGTTCCGATGATTACGTTACTGCCATGTTCGACACCTTGGCTGAAGCTGGCGCCCGTGATGACTCCAGCACGAGCGAACTGCGTCAAGCCGTTGCTTCCATCGCCTCCCCCATGTCTGCACCTTCGTCCTATATGGACAAGCTGCAAAACGCATGGAAAACCCCCCTCTCCGTCTCTAAGGAGCGCTGATCCATGGCCGTTACTTTTTCTGCCTCGGGGACTGCCTCTGTTGGTGGCGTGCAACAAGCTTATGCTTTTACGCACGACCGCTTCAACGAAGGTCAACTCTCTGACATCCGCGACAACACTATTGGCACCTACATCAACGAAACTGCCGTTGTGCAGCCCTTCGGTGGTGTGCAAGTGTACAACGTGGCTGGCACTGTTGCCAACTCTGCTACTACCATCTCTGGCGCTAGCGACACTGTTGTTGGTTTGAATGTTCTCACCTATGTTGACGAAACTGCACTGAATGGCGATGGCCGTCCTGGTGTGAAAGTTCAGCAAGTGATGAACGTTGCCAACGAAGGCGCTGTTGCCGTCTATGTGACTGGTGCTGTTACCCCTGCTTCCATTGTTCGCGTGCTTTACAGCGCTAGCGGCACTGGTAAAGCCGGTCAATTCAGCCATGCTTTTGCTTCGGGCAAGACCGTGCGTCTTTCCAATGCTCGCTACCTCACTTCTACCACCAGTAGTGGTTTGGCAGTTCTTGAGCTGAACGGCCCGAGCTTCACTCTCTCCGCCGATTCTTGATAGGAGCACCCTCATGACCGATTTTCGCATGGATACGGCGGGTCTGTTTCTTGAGCGTCAGCTTGAGTTCATCCGTCCCCAGGTATTTGAAATTCAGTACGCTGACATCAAGTATCCCACCATTCTGCCTGTGACTAGCGAAGCTGGTCCTGGCGCTCAAACCTTCACCTATCGAATCATGGATTCGACTGGTGAATTCCGCCTTCTGGCTGACGCTGCCGATGATCTTCCCCGCGCTGACATCAGCCAAGTGGAGAAGAGCATCAACATCCGCTCCTTCGGTGGTTCCTTCGGCTATACCGTTCAGGAACTGCGTGCCGCTCAAATGGCAAACATTGCTCTTGAGCAACGTCGTGCTGCTGCAGTGCGTCGCGCTTATGAAGAGAAAGTGGAAAGCGTTGCCCTCTTTGGCGAGAGCACCGTTGGCCTGTCTGGTTTCTTCAACAACTCCACTGTGGACATTGTTGCTGCTGATAAGTGGTTCTCCACCGTTGGCATCACTGCCCAGGAAATGCTTGAACTGCTGAACTATGGCGTTACTGCCATCATCAGCGCTTCCAAGATGAAGGAGCAGCCTGACACCATCCTGCTTGGTTACGCCGACTACAACAAGATTTCGACCACCCGCAACTCCGATTCTTCGGACGTGACCGTGCTCGAATACTTCCTGCGCACCAACCCCTACATCCGTAATGTTGAGCCCATCAACCAACTGACTCAGGGTAACAACGGTGGTCGTCTGAACACTAGCCGCATGGTGGTGTACAAGCGTGACCCCGAGAAGGTGCAACTGCACATTCCTCAGCCCCTTGAGCTGTTCCCCGCTCAACAGCGTGGTCTGGAGTTCATTGTTCCTGCTCACGCTCGCGTGGGTGGTGTGGCTCTGTACTATCCCAAGAGCGTCATCTACGTTCAAGCTTCTTCTTGAGCCTAGAGAGGAAAGGGCGTTAAGCTATCAGCAGTTCTTAAGAACATTCACAATGCTAATCGCTTACCGCCCCGACCTTGAAAACCCGCCTCGTGAAGGTGGTTTTGGTGTTGTCACTGAAACTGGCCTCATTCAACTGGCTCCAGGGCTCAATCAAGAGGTGCCAGAACAGCAATGGCTACAAGCGCGTCAAAACGCTACTGTCAAGCGCCTTATGGCAATTGGCGCCATTGAGGAAGTTCAGGAGCAAGTGACTGTAGAAGAAATTCCACAGGACGTGCAAACACTGAGCAACCTGCCCCTGCTTGAAGCATTTCGTGTGATTGAAATCATCCATGACGTTGGGCAACTGGCTGAATGGAAAAAGATTGAAGGTCGCATTAAGGTGCGGAATGCTATTTCCAAACGTCAGGAAACGATTAAAGCCGGGAGGGCCTGATCATGGCCGTCACCTACTCTACGTTTCTTGATCGCTTCCCTGAATTCACTCCGCATCCTGCGGGCATTGTGAATGGAGCCATCTCTGAAGCAACTGCTGATGCTTCCGCCGATGTGTTTGGAGACCAGACAGATCGTGCCGTGAAGCACCTTGCGGCTCACATCATTGCCATTCAACTTGCACAAATGGGCATCCAAGTGGGTGCCACTGATGGCAAGGTATATGGCAAAGGACTTGAAGCCACTCAATATGGCCAAGAGTTCAAGCGAATGCTCGAAACCGTCGCCGGTTCTTTCACCATTGGTTTTGTCGTATGAGCAACGGGATGTCGCCACTGGCTAATGCCACTCTTGAGTGGAGTGTTGCCTCTGGCTACACCGTTGACGCATCCACTGGTAATTACATTCCCGTTTCAAGCGGAGTAGTGTACTATGCCAGTTTGAAGCAAAAGACCAATCCACGGTACGATTATCTGCTTGGTGCTGATAATACTGCCGTGTATATGGAGGGACGCTTGACTGGACCATTGGCCCTGTCTGGCATCACTCCTGGCAATAGCGCTTCTGCCACTATCAATGGGAGAGAGGGACGGTTTGAACTATTGCCCAATGAGCAACTTGTTGAGCATTATTGGCAATTTCTTGGCACACCAATCAGGGGAATCTTTAGACTGGTTGGTAAAGGAAGCGTCTTGAACGCTTAATCGTTCCCATTCTCCCATCGAGGACACATGACTATTTACCACCCCACAGAACTGGTTAAGAGCCAAGACGTTATCATTCGCGTTGGCTCAATCACTGGCACGACTCGCCCCATCATCACGCAGAGCGGCGCCACCTTCACTGTTAGCGGCGCTCCCACGCTCTACACCCTGCAGGCCGCCACTACGGCCTCCATGGCATATAACGATAACAACACTGAATTCTACGTCCTTGGTGGCGGCGGCTTCTCTGACAGCGTTATCGTCACCTCTGCGGCCACTGCTTCCGTCACCACCTACTTCCAGAAGGATGTGGATGGCACGGTGTTCCTTCCCAACAGTTTTGACGAAGCTTTCCAGGTGATTGCTGCTTCTCGTTATGACAAGAACGCAGAAGTGTATTTTGAAGTGAACAAGCAACTGGGTTCCAGCGGCACCACTTTCTTCTATGACCGTGTGGCCTTTGTGGGCCGTGCGATGAATCTGAACGAAAGCTATCCCGCTGACAACCTTGTGGAAGTGACTTTTGATGTGATGAGCCGTGGTCGTATTGGCATTCACCAGAATGCTCAAGAGACTGGCAGCATCATCCCTTCGGTTCCTAACGTTTGATTCCTTTTCCCATTGTTTCTTGCTAGCCTCTCCTTAAGGAGGGGCTTTTTAATACCATGAACATCACCCAGCTACGAGACGCAATCAATACGCTCTTGACTGACTCTCCGAGTTTGCTGGGCACTTACACGCTTCCAAATAATACGACCACTCCAGCAATCTACGTTGTGGGACGACAATCAGTGCCTTCTGATTGGAAGGTGACTGGCTTGGAAGTGACCATGCGCGAATTTCCAGAGCGTTTGCCTACGACAATGATGGGAACAGTACGAGTGTTGCAGCAATGGGAAGTGGTGATGATGCAATATACTCCCCCTAGCACCACTTTGTCTGATGCCATTGACAGAATGGTTAGACGATTTCCTGATGCAACGGTGCGCTATACGCCTGGAGATGACGTGGCCTATGAGCGTTGTCGTTTTATCATTCCAGACATGACTATTCGCAATCTTTATCCTGCGGGTTGATCATGGCAATTGTTGGCGCAAAACTTGTCAATGCTAAAACCATTGAGAACGCTTTGGTTCAAGCCTTTGAGACATGGGCGAATGAAGATATTAACAAAGCGCATTGGGACGATCAATTCAAGGAAATGTCCTTGTGGGATTATGACAACGAAACAAGGCGCAAGAATGGTGAAGTTGTCGATACCCCGCGAGATATTTACGATCTCGGCGACCTGTACGAAAGTGGTATAAAAAGTCTAAATTTTGAAAAGACAGGTAGCGAGGTGAGTGCTAACTGGCATTGGGATGCAACGAATGCGTCTGGAAAGGAATATGCAATATATGTTCACGAAGGTCTAGGTACTAACGTGACCGCACGACCTTTTACCGACGACATCTCAGTGGCGTCATCTTTCTTCAGGAAAGCACCAGGCAGGGCATTTAAGCTGCAGGTGAGCAAAGCCATGGCCGCCCTTTAATGCAAATTGACTACTTAAAAAGCGATGATGGCAGGGTGCATGCAATCAACTGCCAAGCCAATGGCAGCACGCTAGAAGTGGGCATCCTCTGTGTTGTGACCTGCACTGAAACCACCACTAGAATTACAAGCGAACATCATCGTTTCATCATTGAAGTGCCGCTTGAATTTCGCTCTAGTAGCGAACGAGTGAAGGCCTTTAACGTTCCCCTTACCATTCTGTCCCATGAGCAAGTATAGTTTTCTTCTTCAGTCCAAGGAAGCAGAATATTTTGCACTGACTGAGCATCTTCGCTTGAAGAAGCATGGCGGCTGGCTGGTTGCAGAAGCCATTGAGCAGGAAGAAATCAGCAAGGCCCAGAGCCAGGCTACCATCCGTGCCGTGCAACTGGCAAAACGTATTGCCACCACTAAGGGCATCGAGCTTGATGAGGCCTTTGCCTTGCTGCAGGGCGGCACTGACCTTGGCGAAATGGAACTGCTAAGCGACTTCACGGAAGAAACACTTGGCATGATCAACAGTGGCGGCAGCATTGAAATCAGCAATGCTCGTATGGTGACGGCTTTTGTTCGTTGTCGTGGTGAGGGCCTCATTGATGGCGAATGGCAGGCCGTAGACGATTGGTCCATTGAAGACACCAAGACAATGGGGCGCCCCGTGATTGCCAAGGCCATGGAATTCATTGCCTCTGAGCAAGAGCAGGAGGCGGCTGAAGCGAATTCGGCAAAAAAAGCTCCACGGAAAACGAAGGAAGTATTGCCGAACAGCTAGAAAAGCAATCCAGGGACTTTCTAAAATCCTTGGTGAAGTGGGACGACATCTACTTTCGGCTTAATGCTTCTGACCTTAGAGACGAGCGCTGGTCTGCCAAGAATTTTGGCGGCCAGCGAATTTCTGATGTGAATGGTGCATTGGCATGGCTGGAGAAGCACGATATTGCCAAGTACAACCTTGAAAGCATTTCCATCGCAAAATTGGGCTGTTTTGTGGCAGGTAGCCTGGCTGGCAAGAAGACCAAGATTTCGCCGCAGGACTTCCTTCCCTTCGACACTCGCAAGATCAAGACTGAAAATGGAATGTCCGATGCAAGCATGAAGGTGTTGCAACGGTTGATGAAGACGCAGAAGATGGATGGACGAGTGATTGCATCGTTGGCTGAAGAATTGAAAATGGCATCATTGCGTAGTAGCCAGGAATAATCGGCTAAACTGGAGAGAATAGGCGAGTATAGACAATGGCTGACGCTGCTCAATTGAAGCTGCAGGTAGGACTTGACCTTGCGTTCTTTAGGCAGCAACTGGCGCTACTTGGCGCCACGGCAGTTGGCTATTCCCTACCCATTGAGTTTGATCGACTTGGCGTTCAGAAGGAAATAACTAAGCTCGGGGAAAACATACGAAGAAGAAACTATAAGCTGGAAATTAAGACCAATATTCAATCCGAAACAGAGAAGGTAGCAACATTTGTTAAGGCGCTTAAAGATTTAGAAGGCACGGCAATTAATGTTCAAATTACTGGATCTGCTGATTCAATAGGCAAAGGAGAAGTTCGTAAGCTCCGCACTGCGCTTAGAAAGTCAATCACTTCCGAGGGTGGCAAAATTCGCATACCAGTAACAGCTTATGCTGCTATTACTACTGCAGATGTTACCGCTTTTGAAAAAGCAGTACAGGCTAAATTTGGCAATATTGCTGTCAAAATTAAAGCCGAATTAGAACAAGGAGGTCCATCTAGTTTTGCTCAAGGACCACATGGAGCTGCTGCTCTAGACGAATATCTACGGACGCAAGGCCTGTCCGGCGGCAATGTTGCGGATGTTGGAAGATCTGAGCGCTTGAGAAAGCAACTAGAACAACAAAGAGTAACACAACTGCGAGGCCTGGCAAAAGAAGAAGGTTTAACTGGCTACTCAAAATTAACAAAAGATCCATTAATTGATAAATTAGTTAGAGAATTAACAAGCGAAACGGCGGAAAGAATTCTTGGCAATGTGCAAAATATGTTGCGCAACGCTGGCGGCCTGAATCCAGCTAGGAGGGGAGCCTTTCCTTATGTAGCGAAAACAGGACCAATAGAACCCAAGGTATTATTTGCTGAAGCAGCACAAAGGGCGGCTGAGATTGATGCGCAAGCCGCAAGGCAATCACGCTACATTGCGCAACAGCAGGAATCTCTTCGTGGCACTGCTGGCCGTTTTCTGCCAAGCGCGAAAGAAACAATTACTGGAGACTCTACTCAGTCTCAAGCAGTAAAAGCTTTCTACGATCGCCTCCGCAATACAGAGAGAGTATTTGCGCAAAATTTCTCTGCAAATAGTTACTTGCCAGCCGCTACACGTTCGCTGGCATCAGCCATGGATGGAGCCGCAAAGCAATTGCGTGTATTGTCGACCACTCGCATTGCTGGTGCATTGCCTAGTGGCGAAATGATCAATGCCAGAAGGCAGGAAGCATATCGCAATATTCTTTCGGCCGGTAGTATCCCTACAACCGTAGCACGTCCATGGGAAAGAAAAGCTAGAGGCACTCCAATGCTGCCTAGCAGACAAGTGGCTGGATTGCTCCCATCGGCAGAAATGATGGCGCCATTGCGTTTTAGTCGTGCCGCAGCAAAGGCAGCGGAAATTGACGCAGTAAATGCCGCGCGTCGACAGGAAGAGTTGAAAGTAAAGGCTGAAAATGCAGTTAGAGAGAAAGCTGCAGCCACGCGGAAGTTAAGGGAATCATTTGCTGGACTTCCTCCGATTCAAGCACCTTCCATTGGGCAGGAAAATGCTCCATTGAGTCGGGCAGCCACTTATTCGCTGAACAAGGCGAGAAGGATCCTTGGCATGCCCATTGGACCATCTTCTGTCTACGCTCCCAATCCATTTGCAGGTGCGGCTACTGTTCCTCCTAGGGCACCAGTTAGTGGAGGTTCTGGCTTGCCTCCTGCTGGCACAACGAGCAATTACAGTGCTGCTGCCAGAAGGGCGGCATGGGCACAAGCTTATCAGCAATCTCGCCCTATGCAGGAGCCATCAGTGCCGCCTCCGATGCAGCCGCCTGGCCCGCCAGGACCGCCTAGCCCCCCTACTCCGCCAGGCGGTGGACGAGGAGGATTTGGCAGTCTTGGTGGCTTCGGTAGTGCCATGGCTGGCATTCAACTGCCTAGAGCTGGCCTGGTGAGCGAACTTGGTAGTGAATTTGCACAAGCCGCAAAGCAAGTGTTACTGTTTGGCACTGCTTACAAAGCTCTTGCATTCTTGACTGGCTTTCCGGGGCAAGTCAGCGAGGCAGTGGCTCAACTGCAAACCTTTAACAATACGTTGAAAGCAATCACCCCCAGTAGTGACGAGTTTCGTATTGCCAATCAATTCATTCTTGATACTGTAGATAAGTACAACGTACCTCTGCAATCGGCCAGGGAAGGTTTTACCAATCTATATGCTTCGATGGAGCCCGCTGGCTTCAAGGGAAATGAAATCCGTGATATTTTTACTGGTGTTTCACAAGCGGCTGCCACCTTTGGCATGAGCGCGGATAGAGTTGATCGCGTGAACTATGCCTTTGCCCAAATGGCGAGTAAAGGACAAGTAATGAGCGAAGAACTCAAGGGACAATTGGGTGATGTGCTTCCCGGTGCTGTTGCAATCTTTGCGAAAGCAGCAGGATTTACAGGGTCAAATGCCATGGTTGATTTCACCAAGGCAATGGAAGACGGCAGATATAAAGGTGAAGCAATGAAGCAATTGCTGATTAATGTTGGCATTGTGATGAAAGATAAGTTTGCGAAAGGCGCCGAAGGTGCTGCTCAAAGCTTCCAGGGGCAAATGAATGCCATGGCAACTGCCACGCAAAAATTGTATGAGTCTTTTACACCTGCTGCAAATCTTTTCGCCAGCAACGTAGTAAAACCATTGACGGAGGGAATCAAGGTGGTAGCGGAGGGCTTTAATGCTTTCTTCACTGGTGCTGCAACAAAAACTGCTGGTGGATTTGCATTATCACAAGAGCTAGAAAAGCTGCGCCCTGCGTTCAAGGGAATTGCGGATAATATTAAACAATTGCTCCCATTGCTCCAAAGTTTTGCATCCACAGTCCTTGGCTTAGGAAAAATTCTTTTACAAATAGCAAGCAATCCTTTTGTTGGTTACATTGCAAAAGCTTATCTTGCCGTCCTGCCGCTGACCATGGCAATTCAAGTGTTGAATTTACAAGCACTTGTTCCAATGATTGCCAATTTATTGCGAGCAATTCCAGCATTTATTGCCTTCTCCACTGCAGCCTGGAATGGTGCATCTAGAACGGCAGCGTTAAGAGTAGCAATGCAAGCAACAGGACAAACAGCAACGATTGCGGGCGGCCAAGTTGCATTACTATCCAATACTCTTAAAACTGCATTTGTTGGAACAGTGGTTGGCGCTGTAGTAATCGGCATAGGAATGATAATTGAGAGAATAATGACACTTGGCAATAAAATGGAAGAGGCGAGAGGAAATGCCTTGAGATTGCAAGATTCCATTAAGGGAATGTCAAAGACTGAGCTTCAGGTAGAAGAGAATAAGCTTGGCATGCAAGAAGTCATGCTAAGAAGCCTGCAAATACAAGGCAAGGGACAGAAATATGTAACATTAAACAAACAACAAGAAGAAGCATTGATGACTCTCGCTCCAGGGTCGATCACTCAAGTCGCCAGGAATAATACCGGATTGGAACCTGTGACGGGATTGGGGGCCAAGGCGGGACTTGGAATGCCAGCCATTGCTCCCATGATGATAGAAAGCGTATTGCAGAAAATTAATACTTTACAGCAAAATATTAAGTCTGCCAGGCTTACGCTTAACGCATCGGATCAAAATACAAGTTTAAACCTTGCCCCCATTCCAGGCGCTGGCGAAGAGGACAAGAAAGCCGCTGCTGCTCTTGCAAGCCGACAAGCACTTGCCGACAAGCTTTCTGCTGATCAAACAAAAACCGACATAGAACGTCAAAAGACATTGTTTGAAAATACAAAAAGTATGATCAATATGGAATATGATCTTCGGGAGGCTCGTGCAAATAGCTTCCAGAAGGAAACAATTCGATTCCAAAGGGAACTGTTCAATATTGAAATGGAAAGGCAGAAAGCAGTGCTGGATGCCAATAGTGCAGTAACAAAAGCGCAGGGAGCTGTTGCTGGTGGCACTGGAGGAACAACCGGACTATTGCAGGGCAGCACTGGCATCTCCAGTGGAGCACACTTTGACGTGAGAAGGCAAGATGGCGGATACATTAGCCCACAGCAAGCGCGAGCATTATTCGAGGCATCAGTGGCAAAACAATTACAACTCACTAGCTCTTACGGACCTCGTAAAGCTCCCACTGCGGGCGCCAGCACTTTCCATCGTGGCGTGGATTTAGCAGGCCCCGCTAACACTCCATTAAACCTTGCTCAAGGTTATTCAATGGTGGGCGCTGGGATGAAGGGTGGCCTTGGCTACACGGCTTCCGTCCGAGGACCACAGGGTGAAATGTATGACGTGGGCCATTTGCAACAGCCAAGAGCAGGTATTCCTAGTGGAAAAGTTACCGCTCGCCAAAAGAGAGTCGCGCTGGCTGACCAGCAAACTGAAAATGCCCTACAAGATACAAAAGTCAAGACTACCTTAGCCGAAGCTGAAGCGCTGAAGAAAGCAGAAATTGCAATGGTTAATTACATTTCATCCATTGCACCCGTGGCAGAGCAGGATTTACAAAATCAACTGCTTGGAAAGCGCATTGAACTCATGCAAAGTGGAGTTCCCGAGGCCTTCGCGGAAACGCAAATGAAGATATTCGAGGCGCAAGAAAAAGTGAGAATGGCTGGAGAAGAACTTGACCTAACAAATCAAAAACAAGTGGAGGCCTATGAGAAATTAAAACAATCACTTCCTGGATACATTGCTCTTCTTGAAGATGCGGCAGTTAAGCAGCAACAATTAGGCTTCACCAAGACAATGAAAGACTTGGGGGATCGTGCCGCTATGGCCAGAGCCCTTACGCCAGAGGCTGAAATGAGAACAAGGCTACAGCAACAAGGCTATGCTGGCGCTCAACTGGAAACCTTGTTTGAAACTGAAAAAGCAACAGTTAAAGCTGAGGAACTTAAAACAAAAATGCAAGGCGTGGCATCAACTATTGGCGATGCGTTCTCCACTGCATTCCAGGGAATCATCAATGGAAGTATGAGTGCCCAGGATGCTCTTGCTGGTATGTTCCAGAGCATTGGGCAGAGTTTTGTAAAAATGGCAATGGAAATGATTGCTCAGCAAGTTACCATGATCACCCTTGGCTTCATCATGAAGGCGCTTGGGCTCCTTGGCTCTGCCGCTGGAGCCGGATCTACTCCACTTCCTGGTTCTGCGCCTCAGATGACGCCAAATGCAATTGTCACTCCAACTGGCTTCCAGGGCATGATTCCTGCTAATTTTGCTGCCAAAGGAGCAACTTTCTCAAATGGCATCGCTAAATTCGCAACGGGTGGCATCGTCAATGGTCCCACGCTATTCCCCTTCGCGGACGGTGGTGCCATGCAAATGGGCCTGATGGGCGAGGCGGGTCCAGAGGCTATACTTCCCCTACAACGTGGCTCAGACGGCGCCCTAGGAGTTAGGGCAGCCATGGGCGGCAATGGCATGGGAGGCAGCAGCAGCCCCATCCTCAACATGAGCTTTGAGACTAGCACTATCAATGGTGTAGAATACGTTAGCCGAGATCAACTTGAGGCGGCAATGGCACAAACTCGTCGTCAAGCTTCCAGCGATGGTGCAAAGCGTGGCATGGCGATGACGCTAGACAAGATTCAACAGTCTCCTCAAACCCGTCGTCGCATTGGAATGTAATCATGGCAGTCTTTCCTAGTTACATTCCCACAAGGCGTAATTTCACGCCAGGTATTTTCCCGCAGAAAACATTTCGCACTCTTGGTGGAACAATAGCAAGGCGCACATTTGGCAATGTTGCTTATGGCGCAAAGTTAGAACTTGAGTTTACCAATATCACTGACGATAAGGTGCAGGCAATTATTGCACACTATCAATTTCAAACGCAACGCAACCAACGCTTCCAATTGCCAGACACTGTTGTTGCCGGGATGAATGCTTCTCTTGCCACTAGCGTGAAAGCAGTATCGACTTTACGATGGGAATATGAAAGTCCTCCAGCCATTGAATCCATCTTTCCTGGCATCAGCGCTGTATCATTGACTTTGATTGGTGAAATCCGCGATCCCAATTCTGATGACGCATGACCATTGATATTCGCATTTGCCAATTTTTAGTGCTGACAACAAGCACTGGCGCCATCCATCAGTATCAAAATTACTTCTCCAATCAACAAATCACCTATGGCGGTAAGAAATATGAGTTTGCCCCCTTCCGCGCAGAAGGTAGTATTTCTTCATTGAATGGCGACAATAGCTTACTGCAAGTGTTGTTTCCCAATATTGAACTCATTGTCCGCTTGCTGGATGCTGGTAATGGCAACAGGCTTAGCACCCTAGTGCTCACCACTCAATGGCTCACCAATGCTGATGCTTACACTCCTAACGTACAAATTGAGTATTATGTGGGGGTTGGTGCATCATTGAGTGAAACCACTATTGAGCTTCGTTTTCGTTCTGCCGTTGACTCTGTGTCTTCCAATTTTCCAGCCCGCACTTTAACGCGAGAGCTTGTTGGCCCCCTTCCATTGGACTCCCAACTCTATCTGCAATGAACTTCAACGATTTGATTGGCCTTGAACATGGCTGGGGCGGAAACCCTGGTGATGGCAGCGGCAAGGCTGATTGCTTCTTGCTGGCTTGTGAAGTGCATAAGCGTCTTGGATACCATGACTATCGAGAAGACTTTGGCTGGGTGTTTGAGCAGTACACAGAACACACTTTTCCATTTCGATGGATTATCAAATGGTTGAATGAAAACGGCACTCGCCTTGCCGAGCCAAAGCCGCATGCCGTTGTGTTATTGGACGGAAGCATGGGCGCTGCACTTGGAACAGTAATGGATGATGGGGATGTGCTTTTTATCGCTCCTAGTAGACTGGTGGTTAGATCAAAACTGCCAGGCAACGTTGGCCATTATTTTTGGATGAATCAATGAGAAAACTTCTTCCGTATGAATATGATTTGATTGACACTCTTGGCGTAAGCAAGGAGGAGTATTTAGAGTTCATTGCCTTGCAGGAAATTTATACGGATCCCAAGGAAGGCACTATTTTAGACATTAGAAACTGGGAAGTGGTTGCCATCGTTTTGACCATAGTTGGCGTCATTTTTCAAGTGGTGGCAGCTTTATTGATGACACCAAAATTGCCAAGTTTTGACACACCTGGCGGTGGCCAAACGCAACGACGGGAGCAAAAATTCTCTCCACGATTTGGTTTCAACAGCCAGCAAGACCTAGCGAAATATGGCGATCCAGTCAATCTCATCTATACAGACATTTCTGTCAATGCTCGTGGTGGAGTGAGAGTGGCTGGATCATTGGTTTGGTCTGCCGTGAGAAGCTATGGCTCAAATCAATTCGTCCAACTATTGATGGCGCTTGGCGGTAGAGGCATTGGTGCCATTGACATCAACAAATGCGCGTTTGGTCAAACAGCATTAAACGACATTACACAACAAAATCGTTGGATGTACTTCAGGCAGAATTCCACTGGTTTCCTGCAATGGGGAAATGAAATCAATTCTCAATATTCCACGGATCCTACTCTCTACGGTTCGGTCAATGACAATCCATATCGCTTGCAAACAGCGTCATCTAATGTAAGGGTGGATGGATTCAGCCAGGCCTATTCCCCGGCGTCACAAAACGTAATTGGCGTGTATGGAATTGTGCCAATTAACGTGCTGGTGTATCAACGCAATTCTGCGGGTGATAAGCAGGCCGCTGAGCTAGGTATTGTTTCATCGTTGCAGTGGGCGCCGTTGCAGCCAATTGCCATTGGCACGGCTATCACGGTCACACTGAAAGACACGCGGCCTGAGGTTGACGATGTAAATACACAGGCCCAGGAGGCAAGGCGAGCGCTAGCTAGCACGTTTGATGAAAGCGGCATCTTCAAATTTGGCTCTGCTCGCTTCAAGGTGCAGACGGTATCGAAGGGTTCCACGGATGATGGCGACATGATCGTTACGCTGTCTTGCACGGAAGCTGGATATGCGCCACCAGTTGCCTATAGCAATCAAACGCTTGAGGGTGCTCAGGAAAGTTATAGACAATCAGTGCTTAATTCTGTAAATTATGTAAGCGCAAAGAGAATATTAACGGCGGTGCAGAATGAAGACTCCAGGTTAGTTGAGGCTGGACTTGTGGAAACTTCATATAACCCTGACACGGGAGGATATACTTATGGCATGAGTTATAGAGCTGCGACAATTGACGAAATCTTTGCAAGTAGATCCATACAAAGAGCGGCTTATTCAACCACTGCTGTACCTTTCACCGATTCCAATGATAATTTTTCCTATCGGGACGTAACTGTTTACGCTGGTAATGAGCAAGTAAGAGGGCTCACGCCCACGGAACTTGGGGCTTACAACTTTGTAACAGATGCAGACGCCTCCATTGCAAATTATGACGAAGATAACTATTTCTACACTAAAGCACTTGCCAAGTTTGAAGAAGCATCTTACCAAACGCTTCAGCAATGCCATATTGTTGATTTGGCGGTCAAAGGCCGAGTGAATAAACGCCT